CGACTGCCCTTGCCCAGCGTTTGCCATAATGCCGGCACCCTCCCCGATCATACCTGCCGCCACATTGATCGGGTTTGTGGCGTTCAGCAGATCTGCTAAGGCATTTCCGGCCCCCAATATCATCCGCTTCAGCAGCGAATCCCATTCCTGCTCGATATAGGCGAATGCCACGTCGATTGACGCCTTTAGCACATCGCCCAGAAACTGCGCCCGGTTCGGCATTTCCAGAAACGCCTGCAGCAGCTTATTGGCCTCGCTGACAATCTCCTTCAGCCGTGGCAGGACCATTTCCCCGAGCATTCGCCCGAGAGTCTGCACGCCCTCAATCAGCGAATTAAACTGACCGCTGAATGTTGCGTTGCCTTGCGCCAATGCCCCGAAGAACTTGCCGCCTTGGCTGGTGGCTGCCTTCAGTGCTGTCTGCAGCATACTAAACGTGATTTGCCCGGCCTCACGCATGGCCATCAACTGCCCTGCGTTTTTGCCTGTCGTTTGCTGCAGCAGTTCGAACAGGTTGATACCGTTTTCTGCAAACTGGTTTTGCTCCTGTGCCATCAGCTTACCCTTAGCCTGCACATCTGTGTAAGCCTTGGCGAGTAGCCCCAGTCTTTCCGCGTCGCCCATCGCCAAGTCGCCCAGCAGCTGCATCGTGTCAATGACATCGGCCTGCTGCACGCCTTTGGCCAGCAGCATGGTTGCCGCCTCTGAGGCTGATTCGATGCTGAATGATGTCCGCAGTGCGAACTTCTCCAACTGTTTGAACATGGCTGCGCCGTCGGCCACATTGCCCAGCAACACCGAAAACCGCGCTCGTGCAACCTCCGCATCCGCCGCCAGCTTAACAACGGCAATGGCCATTTGCTTTGTCTGCTGAACAGCCCCGGTAAACAGGTTGCTCAACTGCATCCCGGTGAATGTCTGCATGACCCCACTGGCAAACGATTTCGCGCTCGCCAGTGCGGACTGCAAACCCTGCTGCAGCGGTCGAGTGTTCGCCCCGATGTTTACAGCCAACGTACCCAGACTAGCCACGGCGTTTCGCTCCGATCATTTGCAGTGCCATTGCAGCAACGTCATGGCTCGCGGGCTTTTCGTCCCGTGCCTTGCGCCACCACATCAGCGTTTCTGGTGTCACGTCTTTGGCTCCTAACGCCCCGGCAACCATCGCCCCGAAAATGCCCAGCACTTCCTGCGTTCCTCGGTGTCCGATCGGCTCAACCGCATCCTTCGCCTGCCATTCCTGCCACTGCTGCGGCGTCATCTGATCCAGCATCGCGTCAACATCCAGACAGCCCATCACTTCGGCCAGGCGATAGGCTGTCAGTCGTGCTGGATCAGTCCTCAGTTTTTTGCTGTGGCCTCAATATCGGCTGCAGTAAACCCGCTCAACCGCTGCGCTACGTTGACGATTCGCTCGACCACGTCGGCCCGTTGCTGGCTGATGGCTTGCACGTCTTGCAAACTAAACAACGGAACCCCGTTGTCATCCTTGCAGCATGCCACCACCAACCGTTCGCGGATTTCCGCAACCCGTGCTGCCACGGGTCCGGATTTGCCCTGCATGGCCTGTTCGAACCGTGTCCGCTCGCCTGCAGTCATACCCCACACCGGCACCACAACACCCTCACCGAACTCCGGCAATGCCACATCCTCGCGCGGCATTTGCAGGGGTGTTCGAAAGGCTGCCGGGTCAATTATCGTCCTGTTCATCGTCATCGTCCTCCGTTTGGGTTTCTTCTGGCGAATACAGTTTGTGGTTCGCCCTGACAGCTGCCTCAATTTGTGCCTGCGTCATGCTGCACGCCTTTCGGCATTCGTCATCCAGTGGCACGGCCTCACCATTGCGGACCAGTGCCACACAATTCGTTTCAGGATGCAATTCCTGATCAATCTCGGTGCCTGCCGGGACAAACCGCCGACTGTCGGACTCGACAATCAGCGGACTTTGCCAGCAGTCAACCACGCCCAGTTCTCGTGTTGTTCTGCACTTCACAACGTCACCTCATCAGCTAGGCAATACCGGGCAACCGTCGCACTTCAGCGTAATCGACGCACGCAACCCGTCCGATGCTTCGCCCGTGATGTCAACGCCAATGCCAGATGACACAAACGTCAGTTCGGTGCTACTCGTGTTTGCGAACTTTACTTTCCAGTTCACGTCGTTCGGCAGCCCGTTCGTGGTCATGTGTGCCGCCACGGCCAAATCGGTGATTGCCTGATGTCCCGCCAACGCCGGGTCATACAACAAGTCAAACGTGACCGAACCGCCTTCCACGTATCCTGTCGGGTCATATTCCACGCCCGCAGTTCCGTCGAGTGTTCGGCTGTCGTATGTCTCGGTTTCGATGCCCGAGATGTTGAACCCCGTCACCTGCGCAATCGCCGTGTAGGTGGTTCCTGTGGCCTGTTCAATGACCGTTCCCTTAACCTTCAGTTTTGCCATGTCGGCAGCTCCTTATGGATTGAAAATGATGTCATAGTCCAACGTAATTGCAAACACGCCATTGTCACTGCCGTCAGTTGCTGGCTCGTAATCGTGGGCCTCACTGTTGAAGATTGCCGCTCCGACCGTGTAACTGCCTGCAGCCCCGCTGTAATCCGTCAACCGGGCTTTAACTGCGTTCGCCAGTGTCTCAGTCTCCGGGAATGTCCTGCCCTTGCAATCCACGTCAATCACGATGCTGCGGAGTGCGCTGGTTGTGTTGTCCAGACTCAGGAATTCTTCGCTGTTGAGTTGCGTGAGAACCAGATACGGCAACGCCGCTTTCTGCGGTGCCTTATTGATATAGCACCGGCTGCCGATCAGTGTGCTGATGGCTGCCGTGTTTATCATCAGATTGAGTATGCCTGTGATCATTTGTGTTTCGCTGCCTCAATGGCTATGCCCTGTTTCATGTGCACCCGAATTGCCTCCCGGATCTCGCCCGAAGCACTTGCCATGATAACCATGACCGGCCTCGCCTGCGGTGGCATTTTGCCCCGGTTCCGCTTTGGTGCCCCAGTGTCAAACCGCTTCTTCACGCCCTTCCATCCATTGCGCCCCCTACGCCCTCCGACTGTTTTCGTTTTAGTGCCTGTCGTGCGTGCGTCGGTTCCGAGAAACCACCAATGCACGTTGTTTCCGTCGATGCCCACACCGGGACGTTTTGAAGACTTCCGGTTTTTGACACTGGTGGCAACTTTCTCCCGCAATACGTTCTGCCTGTCCCTCTGCTTTGCCGTCAGTGCACGGCCACGGCCTGTAATGTTCTTCCTCAGCAGATTCGGACCCACGCCGCCACCGACCTTGACGGCCCGTTGTCCAGAGTTGTATTTCCGTTTAACGTGCCTCCAACCGACTGCCTTTCTGACGCCCTTGTACTTCCCCGGTATCGTCGCTTTGACCTTGTTTTTCCCCAGCTTGCCGACCGCCGCCAGTGCCTTCGTTGCTGTCTTGCCCTCTGCTGTTTCCAGCACTTTACCGATAGCCTTCTGCATCTGCCGCATTTCGACCTTTGCGACAATGAGGTCGCCGAGGCCACTCATCCCGGCTTGCTTGAAGGTTGTGAACATCAGGTTGTCCGCCTCCGCGTCTGAATCTCGATGCTGTTGTTTGCCAGATCCACGTTTATCACGCTCAAAATTTCGTACACCTTGCCGTCAGACAGAATCCGCATGTCCGGCGTTGCGTTCTCCAGCATCTTTGACCACGGACAGTTGAACACGAAATCTACATCGGACTGCACCTGACTGACGCGCCAGAACTCACGCCCGCCACGGCTGCGGACCGATGCCCACGCCGTTGTGTACGTCGTCCAGTTTGCCTCCGTGTTGCCGTCAATGTGCCCGGCTGCGTCGGCAGTTCCGGCCAGCCGCTGAACCGTGATTCGCGTTGTGTATTGTGAATGCGATGATTTTGCTTTGCACCTCATGCGAACACCTTGTGGTATCCTGTCCACTGCAATGACGCCACCAGCCGCTTGTAGGTGTCTGTGTTGTGGTCGCAGCCGTCCCAGATTGCCCGGCAATATTCCACCATCGCCAACTTCGCCGCCCTCGGCACACTGGCTGCCGTCGCCCCGTATCCGGCCACCATTGTGACCTCAACCTTATTCGGTCGATACAGGCTGGTGTTCGGCCACTGCTTTGCCTCCTTCAGCCTGATTTCTGGTGGTGTGCTGGTCAGGTTTGCATAGTAATCGTCCGCCGAAAACGTCTGCAGCACGTCGTCCCGGTCATAGTATTTGACGTGGGTGATACTTTGGATTGGTGCCAGACGGATATCCAACGGCCCCAGCAGGCTGACGAAATCCTCCTGATACATGACCACGGTTTGCGTGATCAATTTTCGGTATGTGTCGGCCTCAACCTGTTGCCGTGCTGAAATCAGCATGTCAGACAACTCGCTGTCAAAGTCGCAGCCCGAAATCCGCAGCCGCGTCTTCATTTCTTCCAGCGTGATCGGTTCGATGGCCGGTCCGCTGGTGGTGATGAATGTGGGGGTGCTGGGCATTTTGTCGGCTCCTGTGCTGCAACTGCAAAACCCTGTCGAATCAACTCCAGCTCAATCCCATGCCCCGGAGAACACACCACGCCCACCGGGAACGCTCGCCACGGTCTCACGATTTTGATCATTTTAAGCCGTTCTCCTTCCGCCACTCGTGCACGTACACATGTTTCGGCTGCAGGTTCGCGTCAAACATGGCGCACATTTCTTCCAGGTGTCCGATGCTGCAGGATGGTGCAACGTGAATGGTGTTGCCAGCCTGCCGCCATACGTGCCAAAAAAAGATGTCATCGTCGAGTCGGTCATCATCCCAATCACCGCCCGGCCCCGGTTCTGACTTAAACCACGGCTTTGGCAGTGTCTTCAGCTTGTCCACTCGAAACAACGTCAGCCCGAAATGGGCTGTTGTCACCCTGATCGGCTTACCTCAATCTGCACTTGGTCCCCGGTCTGATGCTGCCCGGTCGTCAGCAGCGGAAACGGCGAACCCCTCCGGCACTGCAGCGCGGCCAGTGCGTCAATCTCCGGATGTTGTGCGAACACATCCATCAGGTGCCGCACATGCTCCGACGTAAAAAGGCTGTCGCTGTCGATGCTGAGAATCCAGTCCAGTCCCTTGTCCAGTGCATCCTGAAACATCCGCTGCATACACTGCCCCCAGAACACACCCTGCGAACAGTGCAGGTTGATTCCCAGAGTCTTCAACGCCCCGTCAATCACATTCCTCGCCGCCACTGCCTCATACCGTGGATGCGTGCAGTAGGCTCCGACCTTAACCGTTGCCGTTCGTCGTGTTGCCGCTGTTGCCTCTGCCTGTGGCTTTGTTGCCAGTCGATTCAGGCTTACTGGGTGGCTGCTCGTGTCGTTGTCCGTGCTGTGCCATTCCGTGACGCCTTCAAATCCTGTGTGCTCCAGCAGGGCCTCCAGCCGCTCCACATCGTACGCGCTGCGGTGAATGTCGTGTTCGTCCGTTTGGCCTCCCATCAGATAGAACAAGTGCTTACCGTCATCCGCCGCCAGACATTTCCGCACGTCAGGCACTGCCACCCGAAGCACGCCGCCCGGCTTCAGGACTCTGAACCAATCCCGCAGGGCCTCACTGGCCTGTCGGAATGTCAGATGCTCCAGCACATGTGACGCTCTGACCTCATCAACACTACCATCAGCAAACGGCAGCGGGTAACACGGCTGACCGGCTTTGATGTCTCGGTTGTCGTACCCTGCCAGCTTCGCCTCACCACAGCCCACGTTGATCTTCATATACCCTCCGGAGAATTGAGGAAACGGCAGGCAGCACCACACTGCCTGCCGCCCCCGTGCACATCAGACAAACACAACCTGATCAGCAACGCCGGTTGTTCCGTTCGGCGCGTCCTGCAGGTCGCTCAGAGTCGCAACGGCTGCCACCGTGACGTTGTCATTGGTCGCGGTTGCAGTGCTGACCGCAATTCGCAGATATCGCTTCCGGCCCCGCAGGTCCACACCGTAGTGCAGTTCACGGGCTGCCGTCAGATCCACAGCCGCCTGCGTATCCAAGGTGGCAAAGTTGCTGACAACCGTGTCATCGGATTCGCTCAGAACCAGCGTCGGCCCGACTGCATTCGTGTTCAGCTCGGAGGCAAACGCCACGCGAATTGTGGCGTAGTTTGCGCCCTTCGTGTCCAGATTTGCGGTCGTGGTCGCGCTGTTCGTCATCGACCTCGGACTAATCAGCAGAGAATCATTCACCAATCGTTCGGCAATCATTATTCGAAACCCCTTTGGGATGTTGTGCAGAAGTTGCCCGGCGAACAACCGCCGGGCAATCGGTCATCAGATCAATCAGCTACCCAGCGTTTCCAGACCAACGATCGGTCCTGCTGCACTGTTGCTGCCGTAGTCGTGCACTACGATGTCAAACCGCTCGGTTCCACGCACGCCGATCTGGTCGCGTTCCCACATGCTCTGACCGCCAACAGTGGCCTCGGTCGAGAATGCGATTTCTTCCTGACCACGTGCACCAAACATCGCCGCCAGATTGAACGCACCGAACAGCACAGGGATCTGGCTGTTTGCTTCGGTGCTCGGGAACACCTGCGACGTGTAGACCGGGTAGCCGAGGAACGTGTTGCGACGAATGCCGCCAACGATTTCAGACGCCAGCACACCGCCAGCCGCATAGGCCAGCTTCTGCATGACTGAATGCTCGAACGTCTTGTGACACACCCAACCGGCTCCCGGAACGTCTGCGTAATTCGGCAGGCTTCCGACCACCTTGTTGAAGTCGGCCAGTGTCAGCTCTGACCACAGGTTGCCGCTGCCCGCAATCAGGCCAGGGGCAGTGCCTGCCGTCAGTTCATCCATCCGGGTGCGTGCGCCAACCATTCCGCCGTAGGTGCTGGTGCCCGTGCCGTTGAATGCACAGTCGTCTTCCTTGTAGGCGAATGCGTAGGCGATTTCACCGATCAGCCGATCGGCCAGCCCCAGCACGTTGTCCATGTTCAGTTCATTGCTCATGCGGGCAATGACGGCCAGCTTCTTCGCCACCAGCGTCACGTTGTCAAACCGCATGTTTGATTCGGTGATTGCGGCGTTTTCAGCGGTGAAGTATGCCGTCAGTCCGCTCAACTGTCGCGGTTCGGTGCGGGTGTCGCTCGACATGTTGACCACATTGAACAACTGACGGGCCACACCGTAGCGTTCCCGCAGAAGAATCAGGTCGGTCCCGAACTCATCCGGCACCAATACGTGTGCCCCGGTCGTGTCGGCTCCGCCTTCGCCGTGTGCTGCGTTCATCAGGCCATTGTCACGGCAGTATGCGACCGCTGCAGCGTTCTGATACGGGATGCTGCCAGTCTGAGAAAGCTGCGCCAGTGCCCACATGCCGAATCGGTATGCACGGACTTCGGCAGGCACATCGGACGAATCAGCGCGGAAATTCTTGAGCTGAACACGCCGCACGTTTCGCGGAATACTGAACTGTCGCGCCACATCGTGCCCGGCATGAACGCCGAAGGCCAGACCGCCAACGTTTGCGATGGCTCGTGCGGTCATGTTGTCGGGGGCATTGCGAAGGCTGGTCAGCTTGTTTCGCATGTCCTGAACGGCTGCCTGTGCCTTGACGGCTGCGTCAATGTCACCCTGCAGCTTCTCGGCTGCGGCCAGCAACTCTCCGGCCTGCGTCTGTGCTTCTGCACTCATGGTCTGCGTGTCATCGGTTGGCAGCAGTTTTTCGGCTGCTGCAATCTTTTCGGCTCGTTCGGCCTGCAGGGCCTGAATACTCTTTGACATCTGGTTGACTCCTGTTTGTGCCAGAGTCAACGCAAAAGGCGTCAACCGCTGGCGGATTCGGGGGGTTCGAATACGCGAACGATTGACGCCTGCTTTTTCGCAACTCAATCACTGGTCAGGACTCGCCACGTTTACGGACTGCAGTCCTGACGCCGTTTATTGTTACACGCTCTCCGGCAGTTTGTCAACCGCTTTTCGCCCGCAGCAGTCGTGCACGGGCTGCCAGCTCGCCGCTTCGGTCGTTCTTCGCTGCGGTCTTGCTGGCCTTTTTGCCGATCGGCAACACCTCGTCAACAAACCCCATTTCCAAGGCTTCCGCCGCTGTGTACCGTGTGCCGTCGCCATTAGTGCCCAGCAGCGCGGCAGCCAGCACTTCCTCAGACTTGCCGGTCTTTGCGGCATACGTGGCCACCGCAGCCGCGTTGAATGCCCGCAGCCACTCAATTGTTTCCTGCAGGTCGGCAATGTGCCCCACAGCCCCAGCCAATCCCTCGTGGATGTGATAGACCGCATTGGCTTGCATCTGCACCCGATCCGCGCCCAGCACTGCCAATGATGCCGCTGAGGCTGCTACGGACTCAATCACGCCAACTGTCGGCCCTCTGTGGTCTGCCAATGCGTTGTAAATGGCCAGTCCGTCAAACGCCAGACCGCCAAACGAATTCACCCGCATCGTTACAGGTGCGTTTCGGTCTGCACTCAGAATTCGGGCGATGCTCCCCGCATCCGTCTGCGTGTATTCGTCACCAACCACGCCATAAAGAAACACCTCGATTCCATCCTCGTTTTTCGCATAAAAAACGCGGAAATCGTCGGTTTTTGCACTGTTTTTGATGCTTTTTGGCGTAAACAGCTCGATTTTTTGTCTCATTTCATGCCCTTTCAGTCATTATCTCGGGATTCCATCTGCGCACGCACTTTTTCCGACCATGTTCTGCCGGGATCTCCGCCCCACAACGCCCAGGCAATCCGCCCATTGCTCGGATAGCCTTCCTCGCCCTGACGGAACCCTTCGCCGTCTTTGTCGACCTCGTGACGGGCAAACCATCCGGTCATTTCCACGATAACCTCCGGGCTGATGTTTCCGCCGTTGCTCAGGTCTCGCCCTCTGGCAATGCCCACGGCAGTGCCACCGCGCCCGTATTCGTCGCGCCAGTCCAGACCCCGCTGCGCCTCATCTCGCACCGCCTGCGGGGGGCTGAAGTCGATCCCGTCGTATTTCTTCGGTGCTGCCTTCACGCCCACAGCCCGCAGGATCTCCGCCGCCAGTGCCTGCGCCCGGTCGTGCCATCCCGTCACCATGTCGGCCACATGGGCCTTCAGCGTCTCGGCTGTCGCGTGTCCTGCCACCTCAATCAGATCCCGCCGTGACTGATCGGCGTGGGCTGAGATGATCCGCCGCACCGATGCCGCTGTCAGCCCCGGCAGCGTGTTTGCCGCCCATGACTCGTACAGGCTTTCCACGGCTTGCAGGAAGTCGTGTGGTCGCTTGCTGGCTGTTTGGATGGCCTTGGACTGCTCGAAGTCACAGGACCTCTGTACGCCGTCCAGAATCATCTGCCGTAGTGCTGCCGTGACATCGTCCTCCGGGCTGTCGTCGCTGGTGTCCTCGGTGTCTGGCTCGCCCTCCTGCACTTCTTCCGCCGGGCTGCCGATTTCCATCCAGTTTGCAGGCCGATATCTCGCGTCACCGTCTTCGCCCAGTCCCGGCATGTTCAGCAGTGCCCGGCCTTCGTTGTGGGTGATCAAACCCGCTTCCAACTGTCTGTAAATGCCGTTGACCTTCGAGTCAAAGGACATCTGAATCAGGGCTTCGCGGTTGAACTCGATAATGTGGCTGTCGCTGTCCCGCTGCTGCTGCGTCAACAGCTTATCCTCGCACTCCTGTTCCCACGTTTTCAGCCACGGCTGCAGGCAGTAGTCGAGATACGATTGCCCCTCCGCTTCAAGGCTGTTGTGGCTCGTTCTGGTGCTGTCCCCGAGCATGTGCGGGGGAACGCCGGTGATGTTGGCCACGGTCGCCCGGATCTCGTGCTCACGAGTCTGCAGGAACTGTGCCGCCTCTGGTGCAATCTGCAACTGTTGAAACTTGACGCCTTCCTGCAGCAGTGCGATTTTGTGGGACTGATTCAGCCCCGTTTGCATGCTGTTCCACGCCTGAATCGTGTTCTGAATCTTCTGCTCTGTGAACGTGTGCGGAATCATCAACAGGCCGGACATGTTGCTGCCGCTGCCGAAGAACCTCGCCCCGAATTCCATCGCCGCCATTCCGACGCCCAAGGCTTCGGCCATCAGTTCAAGCACTGGCCAGCCGACGATGCCGTCCGGCCCCAGTCCTCGAATGTGCAGCATGTCCCGCGCCGGGATTCGCACCGGCTCATTATTGAAATAGGTCACGTACCAGATTTCGCCGTCCATAATGCGCACGATGGTCTGCGATGGATTCCAGATTGACAGACTGACCGGCCTGCCCTCAACGCGGTCGATGCTGGCGTAGGAATTCCCGTGCAGCAGTGCCAGTGCGGTCATCGTTCGTCGGAATGTGTACGCATTCACAAACTGACTTGCAGATCGGTCCAGCAGGGCCTGCGCGGGGTGCCTGTAATCCACCCGCTTGCCGCCGTCCCGCTGCCTCCGGAACACATCGAACGGCAACCCGGCCACGCTGTTTGCAATCAGGTTGACCGCACGCCACAGTGGAGGATAGCCCATTGCAGTGCGTGCCGTGACCTTTGCCCCGGACTTCGCGCGGATTGCCGGGTAATCACCGCCCAGACTGATGCTGCGCCACAGATGATCCTCAGAACGTGCGCCAACCGGGCTTGCCTGTGCAATGATGGTCACACCGTATTCGCCGCTCATCAGCCCGAATCCTTAGAAAAACACGACGCCGCTGCCGCTGGTTGCGTAGACACTCTGTTCTGTGCTGTGCTGTATTGCCAGCGCCAGACCCATCAGGGTAGCACAAATGCCGTCAATTTTCTCCGCCGATTTGCCTTTGTCCGGCCTGATGTTGCCGTTGACATCTTCCTTGTGTGCCACGTTTGCCGCCATCCATCGTAACACACTGTTGCCGTCATGTCGAAACTTTCCTGACCCCAGCATCGTCAGCAGTTGCTTGAACGGCTCGTTGTACGTACTGAATGACTGCGGCATTTTGACCAGCCAACCCTCTGGCATACCCAGTTCTTTCAGTCGCTGCGTCACCCCTGTGGCGTTCCACGGGTCAAACCCCACAGCCTGCACATCGTAGTGCTGCAGGATCTCTGTAATGCGTTCCGAGAGCTGCTGAACGTCCACTTCGTTGCCGTCCGTGGTCTCGACATCACCACGGGACGCGAAGCCGCGAATCATTCGCTGGTCTTGCCCGGCCCTGGCTGACACTGCATCCTCGGGAATCCAGAACCACGGGAACACAGTGTAGCCCCCATCGTCCTCCGGGAACACCAGAACCAACGCCGTAACGTCTCGGGTGCTGCTCAGGTCGAGACCCACGAAACACGGCCTGCCGTAGTATTCCGATGGTGTGACGGCTCGCTGGCACTTGTCCCACTCGATCATCGAGACAATGCGGCTTTCCTGTTCGGTCCATTGGTTCAGGTGCAACCGCCGAAACGTGTTTTCGAATGCTGGATTTTCTTCGGCCCGTTTGGCCTGTTCACGCAGGTAGTCTACCGTCACCGCCTCACCAATCAGCGGATTCGCCTTCCGCCAGGTGGACTCCAAACGCCAGTCATCATCTGGATCGGCTGAGAATAACACCGGGTAGAATGACGGGTCATCCACATGGCCCTCCATCACCGCCCGTGCGTACTGGTGCAGCTCCCAGCAAATACTGCTGCGGTCATGGCCTGCAGTCGTAATGGCAAACGTCAAAGGCTGTTTCCGTGCCCCTGTGGACGTGTCCAGCGTGTCCCACAAATCCCGATTCGGCTGCGTGTGCACTTCGTCAAAGATGATCCCGTGGGCGTTGAATCCG